AACTATGAATTCAACTGTCTTAGCTGGTTGAATAAATATCTGACCGATCAATTGATTTCTGTCGATTACGTCGGCTGTATTGTTTGACTCGTCCATTACAATTCTAAAAGCGTAAAGTCCTTGTCTTTGTACTACTGATTCTAGGAACGGATTAACTTGTGATAAGAAATTGTTTCTAGTATTAATAGTATTTTGTTCAAATACTAAAGTTCTTGATACATCGTTCACAAACTTCTTAAGTTCTATTAAGAGACGTCTTACATTTACTCTATCAAGTGCTGATTTCTTTTTCTGTAAGGTCTTCTGACCGAATACTGAAATACCAGCTCCTGGGAATGTAGCAATTGGGTTAACATTTGCATTATATAGAGTATCTCTTTGAGTTCTAGTTAATTTTCTTTCTGCTTGAATTACGTCTGAAATTCCTCCTCTAGTTAAACCTGCTGGTGCAAACCATGGTGCTGCTGCATTGTCTGTGAATGCATATACTCCTGGGATTACTACTGATGCAGGAATCCATACATTTTTACCTGTAGAAGATTGAGTCTGTAACCAAGGCCAGTAGGTTGCTGTAAATGAACTATTTACTGTACTAGCTGCTGCTGTTACGTTAGATACTGTAGCTCCGTACTGCTCAAGATCTATTACTGCTATAGTGTCTCCTCTAGTTTCTGCTAAAGAGATAATTGAATCTAATTGTGTTTTATGTGTACCGAAGTCATATATAAGACCTGGTGCTGATATAATATTGAAAGCATACTCGTCTTTATTACCTAGTAGAGAAATACTATCTACGTAGTTAGCTCCTACTAATCCCTGAGTATCTGTATTTGTAATATCACCAAAGTATTTATCTCCAGCATTTCCATTAGTTCCTGTTGCTCCGTGGAATGAACCAGACTGTGCAACTGGAAGAGATCCTGAATAAGATATGTTACTGTTGTCACTACCTACTGTTAAACCATCAGTTCCAACATAATTTAATGTTTGGTTATTAACTGCTGATATTCTTACGAAGTTAGACTGGTTAACAAATTCTCCAGTAGTTTGGATATAAACGTTTCCGTCTCCGTCTGTAGTTTTAGACTTAGTTTGGTTACCTACAACTCTTTCTATATAGTTTCCTGAGTTAGGATCTAAAGATAGGTCGTTGAAAGTTTCTAGTATTACTTTATTTTTAGCGCTATCATCTCCTCTTCGTACTGTTAAAGTAAAAGTTCCTGTACCGTTTTGTATGTTGGAAATTTCGTACCTTAAATTATCAGCTGATCCAGATTTAAGTGATCCATCACTATTTTCTGATCCAGCATCACTTGCTCCAGTTGAGTTATTAAAGATTGATCCTTTACCAACTGTCTCTAAAGTAAATGGGTTATTAAGCGAACCTGTAGCTGCTGTAATATCTGTACTAGAACCAACTGAGTAAGATCCAGAAGCTACTCTAGTAACTAATACTGATCCTCCTCCTTGATTGAAGTATGATTTTACTGCAAGAGACGTTAGGTATTCTTGTTTTGTCGAACCAGATTCGAATGTAACTCCGAATATACGTTGATATTGCCCGTATGAGGTAACCAGTGTTGGATCCTCAACTGGTCCTTTTACGGTAGGACCTAGGATAGCTGCACCAGCTTCTACGGCTGCTGGAGCGATAAAGGAAATATCATTTTCTCTGGTTAATACACCTGGGGAGATTAATGTTTCTGCCATGTTCTGTCAATTAGATTATTTTGTACATTAATAAATATCTTGATATATACGAAACCTATAAAGGTGAGTGTACGTATTCCTATATAAATAGGTAAAAGAACTGAAGAAGTGCTATATAGGTTTAAAAACTCCTGATATTATGTCTACTGTGCCTCTACCGTACTTTTTTTCTAGACCTTTTGCAACTTCTGATTCTCTTGTTTTAAGTTTAAAGTAATAATCTTCTGCTCTTTCTTTTCTTCTTTCGAGCTCTAATTTACTAATGTTAATCTTACCAAGTTCTTCAGTAATCATTCTACTGCTTTTATCTATACCTCTAAGTACTCCTATTTCTTCTTCAGAAAGTTTTAGTTCTTTATTCATTTATATAACGTTTTTATTAATATAAGGTTTAAAAATATTACTCAGCTCAGGAAAAGTCTTTTCAAACTCTTCTTTTCTATTTACATCTAAAAAATCATTAACTTTAAAAAATTTATTGAACGATTCAATAGGAGCTGAGTTTTTGTTCATGAATTCTACCGTAGTATACACTTGTTCTTTAACTTCTTGTAAATCTATTGACTCTGCATAGCTCATTAATTTTTCAGTTATCTTACCTTTAAAGTTATTAGGTATACATTTAACTGAATAGTAGAGTGGCCAACTAACTTGATTAAAGAATAACGGCATGTTAGGAAAAGTTAAAGTAAAAAAGTCACTTACCTCTCCTAAATCTAATATATTAAGGACTGACACTGTAACACATATGTCTAACCTATAGTTAAGTTTATCTTTAGTGGCATCATTCCACTTATTCATATTTTTAAGTACTTCTACCCAGTCCCCATGATGTCTAATGTAATTAAACTTGTCTTCTATTCCATCAATACTAAAACTAATAGTAGTATGTTTAAATTCGTCTAGTATTTTTACGTATTCTTCACTAAATATAGAACCGTTAGTATTAAAATGAAGTCTTATATTTTTACTATAGCCCATTCTAATTAACTCTTTAAGAAACTCCCATTGTTTTTTTACTAAGAAAGGTTCTCCTCCGTACATATCTATAGTTTCTAATGTTGGAGCTACTTCATAAACCGATTTCCAGAATAGACTATCATCTTCATAACTTTTATACATTTTCTTAACGTACGAATTATACTCTTTATCTGTTTTGTCGTCGAATCTAAGTTTTTTATCTTCCTTATACCATTTTATACTAGCTTCTATACCGCACATACGGCATGCAAAGTTACAAGTGTTACCTAAATTAAGCTCTAAAAACCTTACAGTATTAATTAATTTTTTCTCTCCAAAATTTCTAGTATCTCTTATTCTTTTACTTTCAATACCTGCATCTTCTTCTTTCCAACATCTTGTACATTCAACCGGTCTTTCACCCTTGTTAAATTGTTTTCTTAAATCAGATAAAGTTTTATTTTTAAATACGTCTGGTAATGTAGTAGAATTAACGTTTACTTTTTTACCTTCTTCGTCTTTATAGTCTATATTAGGATCAAAGTAACAGCAAGGTTGAGTAGTACCGTAGTTAGTTACTCTAAGACCACTTTCAATATGTACACATCTTATACTCATATTAACTCACCTTTCAAAGCATTAAACAACTCAGGGAAATGATCGTTCATTTTTTCTCTTCTCAATTTATCTACTGCATTGGTAACTTTAAAAAATTTAGATATTTCATTATTATAAGGAGAGTTATAATATCTACCATAAAAATCATGATATAGTTCACTACTTAATTTATCTTTTATACTATCTATTTTTTGCTGTCTTATATTCTGTGGTATAACAGTAGCATTTTGGTATGCAGGAGCATGTACGTGATTAGGTATAATTCTTGGTATCTGACCAGTACCGTCTAATTTATATAATCCTTCTTCTACTAAATATTGAGATAATTCTTCGCAATATAAGAAATTGTAAGCACTTATAGTCTGAGTAATAGTATAATTAAAGTCAAATCTTTCTATAAATTTTTTAATATTATCTATAGTCAACTTAAAATTACTTAACTTCCTTATGTATGCATTCCTTTCCCATATATCGTCCAGGCTAAAACTTATATATACATTATGAAAATTTTCTAATTTTTCTAAAACAGGTATTAGTTTTTCAAAATTATAATTACCGTTAGTTATGTAAAATATATCTATACCTTTAGCAAGGTCATCTTCTACTAATCTTTCTAATAAGTAGAAATGCTTTTGTACTAAGAAAGGTTCTCCACCACTTATGTGTAATTGACGTATATTAGGACTATTAGATATTAACTTATCATAAAATTGTTGATCCTCTACCCAATCGTAGTTAGACCACTTACTATTTTTTACCTTATCAAAATTACTAGGTAGAGGTACCTTATCTTTTAATTTATAGTAATCATCTATCCAAGAAGTAGATGACTCTGCATTACAGGAACGACATTTTAAATTACAAAAGTTACC